ATGATTCAAGATACGAGCCTCTGGGCATACGCCCGCGCCACACAAGACCTCGGCAAGAAGCAAAAGGAAGTGCTCGACGCGCTCCGGTTCTTTCCGGATGCGACAAACGCTGAACTCGCCGCTCGTCTGAATTGGCCGGTGAACCGGATCACGCCGCGATGCCTTGAGCTACGAAGGATGGGACTGATCCTCGACGCCGGCAAGCGGACGTGTAAGGTGACGGGATCAACGGCGCATTGTTGGAAGGCGAAACACCCAGTGTTGCCGGCGGCGTTCGCAAAGGAAAGAGAGGTACGGCCGGAACCGGCTTCCCCGAGACTCTTCTAAATTACTTCGGCAGATACTTTACTCGTGAATTGCGGTTCATGCCCCTCGCAACGTCGTTCAAAAACACGCGAACAATGGGAGTCGTTCCGTCCGTAGAAACCGGCGCTATGACATGAATCACTCTGAATTGCTTTTCGCGCCGACTGATGATGCTTCCGACGCTGGGCGTCTCGATTGTCCCGCTCGGATCGTCCTCGATGTCCTGTTCTCTCTGGTTGTACAGATAGATGAACCGCCGCATAGGTAAAGCTTACGCTCTCTCGTTGACTCCGCGCCGACCGACGGTACAGTTAAATCAAATCCCTTTATGCGCGGCCCGCACTACAAAAGCCAGGAATGCAAGACCAACGATCACAACCACTGTGATGGATTTGTCCCGCGCGATCTCTATAACGACGACAAACTCTCGCGCCGATTGGTTCATGCCGCGCAGGAAGATCATGACCGCATAATTCGCGGCTGGCAAGAGAACAACGGCCACGATCACCCGTGCGAGTGTCACTGCCACCTCACCATGGCACAGCGATTACGGCTCCGGGCAGTGGACAAAATAAACAACGCGAGGGAATGAAGGAAAGCGCGACACAGAAAGCAATTCTCGAATGGCTGGCTTGGAAGCATGTGTTCCACTATCGAAATAACAGTGGCGCCTTCGTCATGCCGGAAACCGCTACTCATGCGCGCCGATTCTTTCGCGCCGGCGCGGTCGGAGCACCGGACATCGTGTGCGTAGTGAACGGGCAATACGTCGGGATTGAGGTCAAAGCGCCGAAGGGGAAGCAGAGTGAGAACCAAAAAGAGCTTCAGCGGCAGCTTGAGGAAGCGGGAGGAAAGTACATCCTCGCGTATTCGATCGATGACGTGGAGCGGGGGCTGTCCGACATTAGCCTTTCCGGGCAATTGCGATGATTTCCTCCAGCAGTGTCCCGGCTTTGTCTGCCGGATCATCGAACTCAGTGCCAGAACTTCGAAAATGTTCCATGATCTCAACGAACCGCTTCGGTATCGCTAACTTACCAAGATCGCCGTGGATGTAGACGCAACCACAGAGTACGATGTGCGCGGCTTTCATTGCCTCTAAATACGCTTGTCTCGATTGGGGCAGATCGGAGCCTTGTGATGCCGTATAGCTCATGTGTTCGACGATGTAACGACTCATTGCAGACACGACCTCTTTGAACTCCTCCTTCCGATTATCTCGACTCCACTGCCTATGCTGGCTCGATCGAGTGAGGAAATGCCCTATTACGATCCCGCTAAGCGTGCCACCTATTCCTGCGGCCGCCACAATCAGCGTGAAAGTATGATCTTGCATTGATGTCTCCCTGCTCTTGACGATTTCGGTAACTATTCTACGATTAACTCATCCCCATGACATCCAAACGCTTCAAGTCAGCGCTCCGGGCGCTCTGTGTCATCTTCCTCACCGTCCTGGAGGCCGCGGCGATTTATCAAATAATCAGACATTTCTCATGAGCCGCAAATTCGACCGGACCCTACGAATAAATCAGAAAGTCGTCGAGATCCTCGAAGATCCCGCCACGATGCACTATCTCGCAAAGAAGCTCATCCGGAGAAAGCCGAAGCTGATGCCGCGGCTCCTTTGGAAAGGGCTGATGCTCATCGTCCTCGCGCCGGAAGGAAAGAAGAAACACGAAATGAATGCCTAAAGCTCCATCCGAAAACCTCGTCCTCGAACTCGGGGAGACGAACATCCCAGCCGATCCCTGCAAACTTCCCTGCACAGACAGGCATTACATTGTGATCCGGCCGGAAGACTACAACAAGCGCAAGAAGGTCCTGAAGCATGGCGCCAAATTCCTTGCGTTCACGATCACCGCAAAGGCTCGGAAAGACTTGGCAGCCGTGGTCCTCGAAGACGCGAAACGATACCAATTCAAGAATGGCTAAGCCCGCACCGCTCAAACCCCAGCATGAACAGTTCTGTCAGCTCTACGTGAAGAACGAGGAGCTGTTTGGTAATGCCACGCTCTGCTACGCCGAGGCCTATCACTACAAGCTTGAATCGCTCTCGCATAAAGAAACACGCGACGATGACGGCAATTTGATCGAAGCGAGCGAGTACGACCGCGCCTACAACGTCTGCAGCGTTCAGGGCCACGCGCTCTTAAGAACGCCTAAGCTTCAGGATCGCATTTACCGGCTCTTAAACGAGATGCTGAAGGACGACATCGTGGACGCCCAGCTCGCCAAGGTCATTCTTCAAGACGACAAGCTTGAACCTAAAATCGCGGCGATCCGCGAATACAACAAAATCCGTCAGCGCATCACGGAAAAGGTTGACCTCACGTCAGGCGGCGAACGAGTAACCGGCTTTCAAATGATTCCGCCACATGATCGTCCAGATCAAGCCGACAAGTAAGCAGTACGACGCGTGGCAGTACTGGCTTGATTCGGTCACCCGGTTCGTATTCTTCGGCGGCGGCGCCGGGGGAGGGAAGTCGTGGCACATCTGCGAAAAGCGTCTCTACGAGGCGTATGCCTATCCCGGCAGCCGTTCGTTCATCGGCCGCAAGGAGCTCAAGCGCCTTATGCAGAGCACGTTCATCACGTGGACGAAAGTGTGCCTGTTCCACAAGATCCCGAAGGACGACTGGTGGCTCGACGGAAAGTACAACGTCATCCATTTCAAAAACGGCTCGACGATCGATCTCCTCGACCTCGACTTCCAGCCGTCGGACCCGGAGTATCAGCGGTTTGGCTCGCTCGAATACACGAACGGCGACATCGAGGAAGCCGGAGAGATCCAGTTCAAGGCGTTCGATGTTCTGAAATCGCGTGTCGGCCGGCACAAGAACGAGGAGTTCGGGCTTCTGCCGAAGATCGGCCTCACCGCGAACCCGGACAAGAACTGGCTCTATTCGCTTTTCTATAAGCCGTGGAAGGCCGGAACGCTGCCGCCGCAGTACGCGTTCGTGCAGGCGCTTTATAACGATAATCCGTTCACCCGTGACGTGTACGGCAAGCAGCTCGCCGAGCTCACGGACAAGATCACGCGCCAGCGGCTCATGCAGGGCATCTGGGAGTACGAATCGGAGAACGCCATGATCGACTACGACGCGATCACGGACCTATTCACGAACACGATCGTCGAATCGACCGTGAAATATCTCATCGTGGATGCCGCGCGATTCGGCGGCGACCGGATCGTGTTTACCTTCTGGCGCGGGCTGCATTGCTACAGGACGGTCATTAAAACGATGCAGGGCACGGACAAGACCGAGGAGGACATCCGGCAGTTCTCGATTCAGGAACAGCTCCCGTATTCACACATTTTGGTCGATGAGGATGGCATCGGCGGCGGGATAGTGGATCACCTGAAGGGCATCAAGGGATTCGTCGCAAACCATCGGCCGTTCGAGAACCCAGTGACGAAAGAGATCGAGAATTTCGACAATCTGAAAGCCCAATGCGCCTACAAGCTCGCTGATCTCGTGAACACCCATGCGATGAAGGTCACGAACCCGAACGAATCGGAGCGGCAATCGCTCATCGAGGAGCTGGAGCAGATCAAGAGCAAAGACGTGGACAAGGATGGCAAGCGAAAGATCCAGTCAAAGGACGAGGTTAAGAAAACGCTCGGCAGATCACCCGACTATGGTGATTGCTTCATCATGCGGATGTTCTTCGAGGTGCAGAAGCCGGTGGGCGTGATACCGGCGCCGACGACCGGATTGATACGACCGTTTCCGGGAATGCCGGGGTAGGTGTATGCTGTCCGGCACCATGTCCTTTCGAGACCCCGATGCCATAGCAGAGCGCTTTAACAAATATGCCGATGCAATCACTGCGCTGGCACTATTGGAAACCGTTGCATTCGTCCTCGGCCTATCCAACGACGACCTATATCACGCCGTTTTGCATAACCAACTCATTGTGTCCGGTGTCTTTGCATTGGGCTTTTGCGTATCAGAATGTCTGGTGTTGTTCTGTTACCGAGGCGAGGATGAATTGTTGGGGAATGCAAGAGACCTCCCATCTCCAGCAGGAAGGTGGATTATGTTATCCCGCGTGGCACACCTTGTGGTCATCCTTCTTGCCAGTCTCCTACAAGTGATGGCAACGTGGTATGTATACTTCCACCCATATGCCTAATTACGGTCTCCCAAGTGGAGCGAGCATCGCGTACTTATCCCCACCCTTTACAGATTTCCGTTGGACGCCATAATGAATTCAAACGAGGTCGAACGTTCCCCTTTATGGTTCAACCTCTCACGATCGAATCCATTCAAAAGAATTATCAGGCGGATCTCAATTGGAGGATGCGAAGACATCCGATGTGGACCCAAAATTATGATTTGTACCGCGACACGGTCATCATCAACCGCCTCACACAGCGCCAGAGCGTGAATGTGCCGTACATGAAGAAGACGCTCAAGACGTATCTCACCCAGACGAACTGGCCGGTCGATAACGAGTACGAGGACAAAGGCAACGACGGACAGAAGGAACTGTTCCTCAACGCCTATTGGCAGGCGTGCTCAGACCGCTTGCGCCTCGACATCCTTGAGGAAGTGGACCGCAAGCAGGAATGGCTCTACGGTCGTTCGTTCATGAAGCTGAACATCGTGGACGGCTGGATCAGCATGGAGGTCATTGATCCGCAGGACATTCTCCTCGATCGGTATGCCAACCCGTGGGACATCCACTCCGGCCGCCGGATCACCCACATCGGGATCTACCGGACGCTCTCAGACATCAAGCGCAATCCGCTGTATGACGCAGAGGCGATCAGTCGGCTTGAGGTGTTCTTTGCGACGAAACAGGGATTGATTCAGGCGGGGCAGAACAGTCTTGCCGTCGCCGAGCGCTCACAGCGGATGCTCGACATGGGCGTGCCCGATGTGCTTTTGCCGATGCTTGGGGAGACGTACGTCGAGCTGAACGAAATGCAGTACAAGTCGTGGGACGACGCGAAGCAAGAGGACGTGACGATGGTCTGTGTCACCGCGAACGGCACCGAGATCCTCATGGACCGTCCGATCACCGATCTTCTCGGCGAGAATCTCACCGACATCCTGAAGTCGTACGGAATGGCCTTCACGATCGCATCATGGGCGGGCGACACCGAACGGACGGACGTGTGGAGCGACGGCGGCGCTGATTCGGTCCGAGGATTGAATCTCGTCGCGAACGCACGCTGGAGCCAGAAGGTTGAGAACGGCACGCTCGTGAACTACGGGATGAACTTCTACGACTCGACGCTCAAAGAAGGCTGGACGCCCGTCGGGTATGATCCGGCGCCATTCGGGTTCTATCCTTTGCCCGGTCCGCCGAAAGACGTTTTGACGAACGTCCAGATACCCGAGATGGAAGATGTGTTCAACGAGCTCAATTTCATCGGCGGCGAGATTCAGGGAGTATCGGGCGCGACCGCTATAGAGAACGGCGACACTGATCCGAACCCGCAAGGCGCGCAGCAGACCGCACAGGAAATTCAGATACTTGCCGCGAAGGCAAAGCAGCGCGCGCAGAACATTTCGAAATATCACAAGCGTTATTGGGAGGACATCGGCAACATCTTCGTCGCGCTCGTCATGGCGAACGGTTCCACGATGACGAAGCCGACGCTCCACAAAAAAGGCCCGAGCGGCAAGTTTTATCCCAAGACACTCGATCTTGAGAAGGTCTATTCGAAACAGGGCTATAAGGTGGCGGTCGGCTCAAAAGCCGACAAGGAATCGGACGCGCTGCAGAATGTCCAGAAGCTCCAGATCGCCACAGCGCAGTTCCCGAACAATATCCCGCTCCAGAAGATCCAGAAGCAGAAGACGCTCGACTGGCTCGATCTCACGCCGGAGGAAAAGGCCGAGGTCATGAACTTCGAAGATCAGCAGCCGCCCGGAATAACTCCGGCGATGCCTCCTAACGGCCCGAAACTGCCCTTAGCGCCGCCTCCTCAGCAGCAAGGTCGAATGCCCCAGCCGAGTCTCCCGCAGCCAGTCGCAGCCTAAATTAACCCCAACATCAAATGCCAACACCCTATACAAAACTTCAAAGCAGCAACGGCACCGTCACGACAGCAGGGACGGCCGTGCAAGTGAATCCCGTTTCCACGCCCTGCGCATCACTCACCCTCACCGCGAACGAGGGCAACACCGGTGAGCTTTGCTACGGCGGATCGAACGTGAAAGCGGCCGTGAGCGGACGTATCGGAACCCCGCTCGTCCAAGGCCAGTCGGTCACCCTCGCGATCGACGACCTTTCAAAGGTTTACATCGACGCCGTGAATTCCGGCGACGGCTTCTCGTATAGCTGGCTCAGCTAATCACCACCAACATGAAACAACGATTTAAACAGTTCATCCCGGCGATCATCTTCGCCTTACTCTTTGCAGCTACCGCTTATGCGCAGGTAAGCGCTCCAAACTATTGGAAAGCCAACACCGCGAGCAGCACAATCAGTCCGATCAACCCCAGCCTTCAGGTGCCGTGCGCGAACATCGTAGGCGGCTGCGGCTCGGGCGGTGGTGTATCGACCTCCTCGCCGAACACATGGACCGCGACCCAGCAGTTCAGCGGAGGCGTCACCGATACCTCATCTACGCATATTGTTCCCACGTACACCTACAGTGTCTGCCAGCAGGTTGGTGAGTGCGACTACACCACCCTCCAAGCCGCGCTCGCGCAAGCGTCCAGCACACAAGTGCCGACGCTCATCTACGTTCATGCCGGTACGTACTCAATCCCCGCAGGTGGATTCCAAATCTGCAGCTCAGACCTCACAATCAACGGCGATGGATACGGAACGTTGTTCACGACGACTGCGACCAGTGGTCCGGAGTTCTTAATGTGCGACGCAACCCAGAGAAGCTGGATCACGTTGCAGAATTTCAAACTCCAGAACGCTTCCGGAGCAAACAGCTCGACGGCCATCGACTTCGATCACTTCGCACTCTCCACCTTCCAAAACCTGTACGTGACCGGGTCGAACTACAACTTTTATGCGTCTTCAACAGGTTCGCTCTACGACAAGTTCATCGATAACCGGGACACTGTTTCGACCGCAGGGGCCTACAACTACTTCGTCGGGAAATCGGTAAACAATATCTACATCGAGGGTGCTCGTTCTGGGCCGTCCAATTCTGGCGATTGCTTCGGCATCTATGGTCAAGGAACAATCGACGTCACGCTTCTCAACGACGATTGCGAAACAGGGGCCCAGCTCGCCATAGACATCGGAAATGGCGTTCATAATGTCGGCATCTACAACTTCTACAGCGAAGCCAATGCAATCGGTTTTCAGATCGCGAGTAATACGTATGGCGTCGGGGTTTATGGTGGCAACTTCGATCTTGCAACTACGACCGGCGGCCAGTCAGGACCGGAAGAGATCAATAATCTCGGCGGCATCTTCTGCTTCTATAATGTCACGGTCAACTTCAAAAACTTTAACCACTGCGAGACGCAACCGAACATCCCGCAGTATTCGTGGATTCAACCGTTCATGGATGCGGTCCCGACGAGCAACGCAACGGCAACCGCAGGTGTCATGATAGGCCTCGAACTCAACAATCCAACCGACGGCTTTACGAGCGGCCTGACTTGGGTCGCAGGTTCTGCCACAAGCACAAACGCAAGCTATACGGTGGCCCTCTACGGCCCACTTACAACACGCGACACCTTCGCGAGCTCATCGCTTCTTGTTGAGAACACCTCAAACACCGCGAGCGTTGCCTCGGCGAACTTCCCGCAGACGTTCAACTGGGCCACGTCTACCTTTATGCCGGCTGGGCTCTACTATGCAGTGATCGAGTTCGCTTCGACCTCGCAAGACTACTTCCGGCAATCAAACCAGTTCATGACAAACAATTGGTGCGGCAGCAACACACTCGGCGCGTATACCACGACGCTTCCGGTCAGCGGCCCGGCATTCACGGGCACCGGATCGAACTGTCCCTCCCTACAGCTCATCATGACCTCCGTCAGCAATACCCTCTAAATGCTCGAACTCATCCTCCAAAAGCTCGGCCTCAAATCCATCGACGACCTCAAGCCTGCGGAAAGGGCGACGTGGATGCAATGGGCGACGATCCTCGGCAAGAAGGATGTCACGATCGAGGACCTGAAGAAGTTCCTTCCGGCCGAGCTTGAACGCGCGACCGTGGAGCTACGCAAGCACGACAACTCGCCGCAGAAAGACGCCTATTACAAAGCATACGGCGACATCCTTGCCACGATCCAGAAGTTCATCGTCACGCCGCAGAAGGAGCGGGAGACATTACGCGCCATGTTGAAGCAAAAATATCAACTGGAATAAAGGTCGCTAATCATCATTCACCCACATGGACGAAAAAGAATTAGATGTGGCAGCAGCGGGAACGGATTTGCCGCCGGTTGAACCCGTCGAACCGGAAGCAGAGGCGACTCCGGCAACTCCGGAAGAGGCAGCCCAGTAATGGACAAGGACTCACAGACGCTCTTTGACGAGCTCATGCGGAAGGCTCCGCACGAACTCCGGGAATCGGACATCCAGTTCCTCAAGGCGCGCGAATCGTACCTCACGGCAGATCAGCGCGCGGTATTCGGCGAAGTGTTGGGCCTCACCGAGGGATCTGCCAAAGAAGAAGAGAAGTCAGACAAGCCGAAGAAGAAATAGTTTTCCCCAACGCAACTTGCTCTTTATCGAGAGAGCATCACAATTAAATTATTGCCAAACCTGCGAAGAGCAGACGGCACAACATCAAATGCTAGAAGATCCAAACCTCCCAACCGAGACGGACCCAGTAGAGCCGGCCGCTACAGAGCCAGCACAGCCGCCCGTTGAGCCGGTTGTCGTGAAACCCGAAGACACCGTTGAATTTTGGAAAGACAAGTTCTCGGCGTCATCGAGCGAAGCGAATCTTCTCCGCGAAGCGGAAGCAGCGCGCGTAAAGGCCCAACAGGAACAGACAAAAGAACCAACCGAATCGGATCTGAGAACAGCATTCCCGCTATGGGATTCCATGAGCGATACCGAGAAGGAGTTGGCACGACGCACACTCGGCGCGGAGCGATTGGCAGGAACCGCGTCGCAACTCGCGCGCGAACAGCAAGCTGAACGTTCTTGGAACACGAGCATCGAACTCGTCCTCACCTCGAACAATGCCTTACAAGGCAAAGAGCAAGCGTTCCGACAATATGCATCCCGTCCGCAATACCGTGGCGTACCAATGGACGTTCTCGTGAACTCCTTTCTCCAGACTCAGGGCACCGCTCCCGCTCCCACAGTGACGCCGAAGCCCGGACTTGAATCCGGCAACGGCGGTCCTCGGACACCCGAAAAGCCCAAGAATCTATCAGGCGATGAGCTTGCGGCACTCCGTAAGACCGATCAAAAGGCTTACGAGCAGTACCTCAAGACCCACGACATCACGATAGACGAATAGGGCGTCAGCGACGGTTGGGGTTAATCAATAACTCCATTCAATGCCATCTCCATTTTCCACCAAACTCGCCGAGGCGTTCTCGGCGAAAGTGATGAAGTTCGTGTATGCGATGAGCATCTACGACCTCGTCACGAACCGTGACTACGAAGGCGATGTAAACGCCGTCGGCAGCATCGTGAACATCCTCACGATCCAGAAGATCACGGAGCAGGTGTACACCGGCGCGAACCTCTCGCCCGCGAGCCTCTTTGAGGTGAACGGACAGCTCAAACTTTCCATCCAGAAATCGTTCTATTGGAAAGAGAACACGATCGACAAGTGGAAGTCCTACATCAAGGAACCGAAACCCGTCGTCGTCGAGCAGCTCGGCAGCGAGCGCAAGAAGAACGTCGATGCATACATCCTCGGGTTCTACACGAACATCGCGGCGGGACAGCGCGCAGGAACTGATTACACGACCAGCACCGTCTCCATAGACGTGAACGGCAATGTAACCGGCTCCGGCACGACGTTCACCTCCGCAATGGTCGGCAAGGGCTTCAAGGCAACCGGCAACTCCAAGTGGTACCGCGTCGCTTCATACGCTTCAGCTACGTCCATCGTGATCCAGCTCGACGTGTATGACGATGCGACGACCACATATGACGGCGGTGTGATCTCCGGCGCGACCTATGTCGTTCAGGCGAACGCCCCGGTCGCCATCACGGGCACGAACATCATGTCGAAGATCATCCAGTTGGGTGTCTACCTCGACAATGCCGAAGTCCCGCAGGACGACCGCTTCTTGATCCTCCACCCGACGATCGCGCAGTACATCCCGCAGGGCACCGGCATCGCTTTGAACGTTCCGGCAGCTTACGAGGATCTCGTGGTCAAAGGGTTCATGACCGAACTCTTGGGCTTCAAGATCATCAAGTCTCCCCGCGTTCTCGGCGATAACGTCAACGGTTATCACTGCATCGCAGCGAACCGCAACTGGCTCACGTTCGCAGACAAGGTGTTGGAAGTCGGAATCGAAGAAGACCAGATCGGTAACTTCGGGTCCGCTTTCAAGGACCTCTACGTCTACGGCGCGAAGGTAACGGACAACCGTCTCCCGTTCGCAGCCGAACTCTTTTGTACCGGATAACGCCACCACTAAAGGGGATGTCTTGTGAACATCCCCTTTTAGAACAACACAAAGGTCGCATCAATCAATTCTCAATTTCATGTCACGCGCAAAATCAATCAACTTCCCGAACACCGAGGGGGAACTCTCGACCCTGTTCGACAAGCTCCAGCGGAACCTCCTGAACAAGATCCTCGCAAAAGGAACTCTTGCGATCCACGGCTCCGCATCGACGCTTGTGAAGACCACGAACGCCGCCTACCTCCTCGTTGACGGCGTCATCGTGAAGCTCGCCGCCGCGGACCTCACCGCGCTCGTGGGCACCGTCGTGAACGCCACGTTTAACGTGTTTGTGTTCACGGTCAATGCCGCAGGCACTGTGAAGGTCTACATGGGCACCGCCGGCTCGACGCTCGCGGGCGTCGTCTTCCCAACGACCCTCGACGGCGAATCGGTCCTCGGTTTCATCATCGTGAACCCGACCGGCACCGGCAACTTCGTTGGCGGCACGACCGCCCTCGACGACGGCACCGTTGCCCCGAACGTCGTGTACTTCGACTCGGACCTCGCGCTCGCCGCGCAGTTCCAGACCCTCTAATCGTTTGGCTTCCGGGTTGTTACTCACGCAGCCCGGATGCCAAATTCCCCCCGATGAAAAAGGACTCCAAGAATAAAACGAAGAAGCACCGTCACGTCTGGGAAAGGTGTCCCAATTTCCCTCCAGCTCAACACTGTCAGGATTTGTACTGCTTTGCTTTGCGCTTCTACAAGAAATACGTCATAGAGAAAGCTCACGACTAAACCTCACCTACTTCATGGACGAAGAAGTAAAACTCCCCACGCAGCCCGGCAGTCCGACCTCCGAACACGGCCAGATCATGTTTGCGATGGGCAAGATGTTCGGTCGGCTCGATGCCATTGACGCGAAACAAGCCTATGCGAACGGCCGCACCGGGAAGCTTGAAGACCGGATGGCCGTCGTCGAAGACTGGCAGAGCAAGACCGAAGGCAAGGAAATCGGGATCTCCAAACTCACGCTCGTCATTATGAACGTCGTCACAGGAGTCGTCGCAATCGTCGCCCTCATTCTTAAATTCGTTAAGTAACAATCTTCTTATAAATGGCCCTTCGCGTAGTCCCATTCGGCGGGTTTGATGGATTCTCCGACCTTCCCATCGTCGGGACTCATTTTTATTCTCAAGGATTCGTCCCGTCCCTCTACGGAATGGGAACGCAGTATTCAATGGTGGACAAGTTCAACAGCGCGACCCACGGAGGAATGGGACAGATCCACTATCAGGATGTCTTTGAGGGGTATTTGCATTTTCAGGACGACGCAGGGCAGATTTGGAAGGAACAAACACCCGGCGCGTATGACTTCACGAACGTCCGCAGCCCCGACGGGAATGGCGCCGGCATGATGGCCGACCAGTACGGCAATCTGCTTTACATCAATGGCTCTTCAAACAACCAGCTTGGCACATTCGACGGCAGCTCATGGACTGACAATTATCAGAGCTTGGATTCCGGCCAGCACCCGATGACGTGGTATGAGGACCTGAGGCTGATTGCAAACAACAACAAGGTTGCGTGTCTCTTCAGCGATGGGACGTACAGCGACAGCGCGTTCACTCTCCCGACGAACATGACGATCACCGCGATCAAGGCCGGACCGACCGGAATCCTGATCGGCGCGAACCTCGACAATCAGGGAGCGATTATCCTGTGGGACGGCAATTCGCCTCGCTCGAAAGTTCCGTGGAAGTGGACGCCGGGTGGAATCCTCGCCATCGACACGTACGGTGAGAATTGGATAGTAAAAACCCAGCGGCAGGCGATCGTTACGAACGGCATGACCGTGAGCGAGCTTTTCGGCGTCTTCGATGATCCGCTCTCGTTCAACAACTACGACAACACGCACGTCCTTCCCCAGCAAATGCTTCTCGTGAATGGCATTCTTATCTTCACGATCACGACGACGACCTCGAACACTCTCCAATACGGCAAGATGAAGCCCGGAGTATATCTCTACCTCATCGCGCGCAAGGCATGGGCGTATATTCCTGTACCCACGGGTGAAACCTTCAATCTGTTTGTTACTTCGCTCGCTATCGACATCTCCGGGAACCGGATCACGGTCGGATACCACGCAAGCGGCGTGAACCATATCGCCGCTCTTGTTCCACAACCGCCGTCGCAGGCAACCTTCATCTCCGAACAGCTCGGACTCGGAAGAATCAAGTATCAGCGTCTTTATTTCGGCCCGACCGACAAGACCCTCGAAGCAGTTGTCTTGAACCTCGGCATTCTGAATTCTTCGACCGCGTCGGAGGCCATATCCTTCAATGTCTCCCTCAAGATCTATAACTTCAAGCGCCAGCTCTGGGGCCACATCCAGACGAGCGGCCCCTCGTCGGCGTACAACCAGCTCATCGTGGATGCCACTGTTGCGGGGGTCTACGACGCTCAGGTGGGGGATGAGGTGACGATCTTGGAAGGAGTAAACGCCGGATTTGTCGCGCACATCACCGCGATCGCAAACGATGGAGCAAACAACGAAACATGGACGCTCGACACGTCTGCCGCGAACTACACGGAGGTCGGTAACGGCATCCAAGTCCAGCCGTTCATTTTTGTGAAACGCCAGACGTTCACGAGCCTCGAACAGCTCAAGAACATATTCTTCAGCGTGAACAGCATCAAAGGGAAACAGTTTCTTGTGAAGCTCGTCTTCGACGGCATCCAGTCGGGGCTTGGGATCGAGCTCCTCACGTCGTACTGGGTATTTAACGACATCGGATACACCCAGACATGACGGAGCCTGAATTCACCGCAGGAATATCGAGCGGCGCGATCAGCATGGCGACGGAGGACGCGACCGCCGACCCGACGGGCGGAGCGGCTCTCCCTGTCGTACAGACCGTATCCCTCGACCAGTTCCTTCCGATCCTCTTGCAGCTCCAAAGCACGCAGACATTCCTGTCGTCTGCGCCGACATTCGTCCCGCAGACATTTCAAGATCAGATACAGTTTGTCTTTGACGGTGCGGACTATTACCTCTACCTCTATTTCAACAATCAGTGGAACGCCCTCGCGACGACCGGTTCTACTCCTGTCACCCAGCTCGTCGCCGGAACAAACATATCGCTCTCTCCCTCAGGCGGAACCGGGATCGTCACGATCTCCGCAACTTCCACTTCTGATGTCACATCCGTTTCGGGCTCGGGTTCGGGAATTTTAGTCACGCCGACGACCGGTGACGTCGTGGTTGAGAATACCGGAGTAACGTCAATTGTCGCGGGAGCGAACATCTCCATATCCGGTGCGACTGGAGATGTGACAATCAGCGCGTCTTCAGGAGGCGCGGTCGGGTTCGGTGATGGCTCGGACGGAAGCGTCACTGTCTCCACTGACACGACGCTCACGCGGGACATGTTCTATGCCGACCTCACGATCAATACCGGCATAACCCTAAACACCGGCTCCTTCAGGATCTTCGTTTCAAACACCCTCACGAACAATGGAACGATTGCGAACAACGGCAGCAACGCTTCAGGAGTAACGGGTGGTTCGGCCGTCGCTTCTGGTTCTCTCATGGGAACTGTCGCCGGACAGAACGGCGCAGGCGGCACGACGATAGTAAATTCTGGTTCAGCCAATGGAACGGTAGGAGTCGCAGGATCAAGCGTCGCTAAGTCTATAGGTGCGGCAGGAACGGCCTCTGGAGCTTCAGGCGCGGGTAATATCGCTGGCAGCTCAGATACCGGACAATCCGGAGCTGCCGGAGGAAGTCAAACGGGAACCGTGTTCAATGTTCCGAGAGTTTTCACGGCGGCATATAACCTGTTCGACATTGAGCCTTCGGGGTTCGCCGTATTCACTCTTTCGTCCGGCTCTGCTTCTGGTCCGAGCGGTGGGGTAGCAGCGGCTAATTTTGGCTCAGGGACGGCATCCGCTACCGCCGGATCAGGAGGTGGTTCAGGCTCTCCGGGGGGCATAGTGTGGATTGCCGCGGCAATTGTCGTGAACAACGGAATTATTGAATCTCTCGGTGGAAACGGAGGCAACGGAGGGAATGCATCGGTAAGCGCTTCAGGGAGCCAACAAGCCGCCGGAGGTGGCGGCGGAGGTGGCGGAGCGGGGGCGGGTGGGGTTGTGATTCTCGTCTACACCAACCTCTCAGGGTCAGGTTCCGTAAGCGCGGCCGCAGGCACTCCGGGTAACGGTGGCCCCGGCGCGAACTTCGGATTCTCTACTGTCGGAGCAAATGGTTCCGCAGGCGCGACGGGAAACGCGGGAGTAACAATTTCTCTCTTGGTATAACTTTCCACATCTAGACATTACAAATGAATCACCTACACTTCAATTAAATGGAACTGCAAGACGCCGAGCAGGCATTGTGCAAAGAACTCAACCTTGATTTCGCCGATGTCATAACGAACGGAACGAACACACTTTTTTCGCAAGCTGACATCGACGGCTACATCAACAGCGCCGCCAAGCGCGCGTGGGACTACAAGCCGTGGACGTTCACTGAGGGAGTCGTCACTCTCACAGCCCCCGGATCACCAACCGCGTCCTATGATTATCCGGAGACATTCGAGGACGAAAGCATCTTCGTTGTCATCGTGAACGGCGTCGCATGGATAGGCCTCGGCAACGGCAAGCGCAATTTCGCCGAGTATATGAAATGGCTCTCGGACTATCCCACCGATACGTCGCTCATCTACACAGAATTTGCGCGGCAATATTACTTGAACCGGAACGCTTATTCCGGGGGACAGAGCTACAGCCTTTACGGTAAGCTCCGCTGTCCGACGCTCGAAGATGTAGATGACCTTCTCCCGTTCTCACCCGACACTGATGACGATGAGAACTCCGGCAACCACGCGATCATCCTTCTCGCCTACGCGGATGCCCTCGCAAGCGACAAGAAAGGTAACACCGCCGGCGCGAAGGATCAGGAAGCGCGCGGCATGATGTTGCTCGATACCGTGTGGGAGCCGATGGGCGAGCGCAAGGCTCAGAAGGCAGCCCAGCACCAGCCGTTCTTCAATGGACAAGACCTTTTCCCCAGCCGCCGCTCGACGCGGTTCGATACAACTCCCGGTAATTTTCCTTAGATATGAGGCCTTCAAAATTCAAAAAATATTACAATAGGGATAGAGAACAACGGAGAATTAGAGGCCGATCATATAACGCACGGGTTCGAGCAATCATTATCGAATTACTTGGCGGTGAATGCGTAAGGTGTCATTTCACCGACCCGCGCGCTCTTCAAGTGGATCATGTCAATGGAGGAGGCTCTAAAGAAAGAAAAGCAACAACTAGAGGTTTTTACCATGTCATTCTAGAAAACCATCTGTCAAAGAAGACCCAATACCAATTGCTATGCGCAAACTGTAATTGGATAAAAAGGTTCGAAAATAATGAAACAGCATTGACTTCATAACATCCATGCCCCCGCTCGCACCAGCACCAATAGCTCCGCCCAACGTCGCGCCCGGTTCAAGCATTTCAACGATCACCGACGCGGTGACGGGGAATTCATATTCGCGGGACACTTCGGTTCCAAACAGCACCTATCAGCTCGTACCGAAGACTCCAGCAGCACCCGTCGCAACTCCGGCGACTCCGTCCACGCCTGCCGTTCCAGCCGGAGGTGCTCCTGATTCCAGTACGAGCGCTGAAGATCAAGTAGCTCAGAGTCTTGGATATACGTCGTACGCGGATGCAGTCTCTAAACTCACGGGTGCACCAACGACTTCAGAGACCCAGCTTTATAACGACGCCTATTCGGCTGCCGGACTCGACGACCTCAACAATCAAATATTGTCCCGGCAAAATGATCTCGCCACTGCCCAGAATCAAATAGACGACAACCCGTGGCTTGACGAATCTGACCGAGTAGGACGGGCCAAGACAGTCACTGATCTCGCGAACGCCGACATCAAGAATCTTCAGGACAACTACAGCACCAAACTGAAATCGGTTGAAGACCTTGTCACGCGCGAGTCAGACGACAACAACGCGACAACCGCTTCAAATAAGGCGAAGCTCGCCACGCTGGAAGCACAGGCAAAGCAGGCAACGGCGGACCAAACCGCGGCCGCGAAGACCGCCGCGACTCCACCGAAGACTATCAAGGGTGCAAGTGGTGCCACGTACAAGTGGAATCCCACGACTCAGACCTTCGATCAGATCCTTCCGGGCAAAGCTGCTGCCCCAAGCACCGCCTCATCGAAGGCACAGGAATCGGCCGCAGTTTCGAAAATCACCAACGTCATCGAGGGAGTAATTTCTCAAGGGCAAGCAAAGGGCCAGAAGGACAGCTTCATCAGCCCGAACGATTGGGCGAATGCGCTCGCGGAATGGACGGCAGCGGGTTACTCAACGGCGGATTTCGTAAAGAACTTTAAAGGCTATGCGAACACGAAAGATCCGACAAATCATTACGAAGGCTTGAACTGATGTCCAATCCATTTGCCGGGGTTCTAACAGGAGGAAGCAAAGGGGCGCCGACTGCGGCTCCTTCTGTTGCTCCTTCCGGAAATGCCTTTGCGGGGATTTTGACTGGCAAAGCCCCCGTAGTTTCCAAGCCGGTCGCTAAACCCACCTCTGCTGCCCCTATAACGCCCGTAGCGCCGCTTTCCCCCGTAGCGCCGACTTCCGGAGCAGCTCCCGTTATTTCGCCTGCCACGACGCCAAACGCGTTCAAAGGGAGTTTAGGCGGAGGATATGGCGCGTCGAACGTCAAGGATCAATATTCCGGCAAACCTCTCCTCACCTACGAGGACACGAGCACCCAGTCGAGCGATCTTCTTTCAAACCGCGTCGCGCCAAACTTTGATCCCACTATTCCGCAGAAAATCGATGCGAGTGTTTTGGAAAACGGCCGTATGCCGGAAGCCGCGAGCGAAGCGGTCAGGAAAGCGACCGGCGCGGAGCCGGACGAGCAACTTGACCACCTCATCTCGCTTGAACTCGGCGGATCGAATGACACCTCGAATCTGAATCCCGAAAAGCTGAAATCAGATGGCACGCAACCGTCGCTCGATCTTGAGAACTCGACCGCCAAGCAGGTTGCGAGCGGACAGATCAGCTACATCGACGGCCAGAAGATCATCGCGCGCTCGAAAGGTATCCAGCTTCCCGACGACAACGCCTTTTCGTCATCTCCGCATCCTCTTGCCAGTGCATACCCGAATCCCGCACCCAATCAGACGGGAACTCAATCCCAAACTGAGAAGCCGAATATGTTCGAGGGGCTTCTTACCGGAAAAACGACTTCAGGACAGCCCACGATACTCGCGAAGATGGGGAACTACGTAAAGGACGCATTCACAAATCCCGGTGCGACCTCGAAACCACTATTCAACGAACTCGGCGGGAATGCCGTCGTGCATCCGATCCAGACCCTGAACACGATCGTTAGTAACGCGAAGCAAGGCATAGACGCGTCACTTGAGAATCTCGGACAGAGCGGTATGGATCTGATCGCGCCCGGCCAGTCTGCATCGCAAAAGACCGCAAGCGTCCTCAACTTCCTCACGTCCGCCGCATCAACGCTCTTCTTACCCGTCAGCGAGACATTCAATATTGCCTCGCAACTTCCGGTCATCAAACCTGCGGCCGACGCGACGGGTCTTATCTTCAACGCGACAGGCAAAGTCGGAGGCTTTGCCGCCGACAAACTTCTCTCAGCGCTTCCCATCTCCGCGACGGCCAAATCAAACCTTGCGTCCGCCGTTCACAGCGTCGGCACGCTCGCTGGCCAGATCATCCTCGGAGGACACATTTACGGCGCAGTGACAGGTCTCGCGGATGCGAAAGGTGGCATCACGCCGGAACAGGAACAGACGATCGTCACGGATGCCGAGGATAAGGCACAGCAGCTCAACAAGGCATCCATGCCCGATACACCGAAAGCGACGGCGGCTCCTGAGAAGACCGCCGCGCCCACTGAGGCAGAGGCTCCCGCCGCAACGGAGAAAACGCCGGAGGTCACACCCATCGAAGGCACCGGGCAGACGAAGACGAGCGGACTTGCGCAGGGTGTCGAATCAAAAGCGGTAGAGGAAAAACTTACGCGCGGGTTCGGTGATCTTCCAGAATACAAGACAGTGAACATGAAGGATCAGGCCGCGAAAGCTGTTGATCTCGTCTCGTCCGATTACGACACCGCCAAGAATATCGCCATGGGTAAGCAGGCACCGCCGGAGGGCGTTCTTCCTGAAAGCGTCTTCGTGGCTGTGGAGAACAAGGCTCTTGAAGATGGGGACGTGAGCACGCTCCGCGATCTCGCTACCCAATCATCCCTCACGTCGGAGGCCACGACGATGGGCCAGCGAATCAGGACCCTCGCCGAGCGCGATGATGCATCACCGGTTGAAGCGATCAAAGGCGTGCAGGATGCGCGCGAGCAGGCTGCCCTCAAGAAACTCGGCAAAGCTGGCGATCTTGAGAAAGCCAAAGGTGACATCGCTGATCAGATCAAAGGCGAGATAAAAAAGGCCGCGCCAAAGCTTCAGGACTGGAAATCCTTCGTCGATTCCATCAAATGCTAGTCAATTAAACCGATGTTCTGTCTTCCTCCGAACGAAACTCAAGAATTCCTCGACCGCATAAAATCCGGCGACTTGAACCCGGACAAACTGTCCGAAATGTCGAGCGACGAACGGCGCGCGTATTTCGAGGGGTTCATGAGCAAGCCAAGCGCGGAGCAGACGAACGCTCAGTTCGAATCAAAACTCCTCCTCAAGAATCAGCAGCAGGGAATTATCAATTGGGCGAGAAAAGTGTCCGGACTGTCGCCCGAAGCGCAGCGTGACATCATCGCGCGCGTGAACAAAATGGACGAGGTGCTGAACCCGAAGACGCAGGACATGTTCCTCAAGGACCTCGCCGCGCATAAGCTGAACGCCACGGTCACGATGGAGGAAGCCGCAAAGATCTCCGATCTCGCCAAGCAATCGGCAAATGCCAAAGCCGCCCGCGATGAGAACCCAAGCAACGACAACATCCTGCAGTACGGCAAATCCAAGCAGTCCTTCGGCGACTATCTCGACTCCCTGAAGCCGAACCCGAATGGTGGAATAAAGAAAACGCTCATCGACATCGCGAACATCCCGAAATCCGCGCTCACGTCCATCCTTCACTTCTCCGCGATGGGTGCGCAGGGCTGGGGCATGGCGAGTACGCCGGAGTTCTGGAAAGGCACAGCCGAACAGTTCAAATATTTCGCGAGCGAAGATAGCTACAAGAACGCCGAAGCGATGATCTCTGGCCACCCGGATTACGACATCGCAAAATCAGCAGGACTCTCCCTCACAAAGATCGACGGCACGTTGAACGACCGCGAAGAAGCCATCCAGTCGAGCTTGTTGCAGAGAGGAAGCGCGTGGCTGTCAAGCAAGCTAAAAACACCCGATCTCGTGCGCGCGTCGTCTCGCGCCTTTACCGGTTTCATGAACTACGTACGCTTCAATCGCTTTGAAGATCTGTTGAACGCCGCACGGACAAAGGGTGAGGACGTATCCAAAGGATCCGACGCCACGAAGGACATCGCGCGCGTCGTGAACACCTTCACGGGGAGGGGAAGCAAGATCTTCGGCCTTGATGTCGAACATAACCAGTCGCTCCTCAACACACTCTTTTTCTCGCCGCGCAAAATGGCCGGTTCATTCGACATGTTCAATCCCATAACCTATCTCGACCGCGATATGAGCCCCACAGCCCGCTCCGCGGCGATCCGGCAGCTCACCGGCAGTCTTTTCGTCACGGGTACGTTGCTCGGACTCGGCAAGCTCATTGGCGGACAGGTTGAGACGAACCCAACCGGCACGAATTTTGGAAAGATCAAAGTCGGCAACAGCACAATCGACCTTACCGGCGGCAACGCATCCTACGTGCGATTGATCGCGCAGGTCATCTCTAATAAGGAGAAAAGTTCGACCGGCAAGACAACACAACTCGGCTCAGCGATCATGACGACAACGAAGACCGGAAAGACCGAGAAAACGCCATTCACCGCGCCAACGCGCCTCGACCAGTTCATCGAATATGGCCGGGACCATCTCGCGCCGGTCGTCTCGACACTCGTCGATTGGGCCGCAGGAAGCAACGTCGTCGGACAGCCGTTCAGTTGGAAGCAGGAGGCGTATCAGGAGTTCACACCGCTCGTCGGACAGGCATTCTACGACATGTACACCAATGACCGGCAGACCTTTGATAAAGTATGGCCGCTGATTCCTTCCATCTTCGGATACTCCACGAGCTCCGAAGCACCTGCGAAAAAGAAGTAGACAAGATACTCCACCGCCAGTGACACTGGTGAGTATGAACGACCTTGTAGAAGCCATTGATGAGGAACTTGCAGTTCTTAAACAGGTAAGAGGACTCCTGACCGGCAATTCCGCCGGGCCAAAACCCGCCCGTCCAGCAGGGAAGAAGCGTCACATGAGCGCAGCAGCGCGTGCAAGCATCGCTGCGGCACAAAAGAGGCGCTGGGCCATATGGAAGAAAAACAAGGCAGCGAAGTAAAGCTCTTTTCTCGATGACAAAAACACCGCCGTGCGGGCGGTGTTTTTTATGCAGTGAAGTTATCCCCATCTGGACAATTCGCAGCAATCGCTCAGACTGAGGGAAATGCCCCCGAAAGTTCTCGGCGCACTTGAACGAAGACCCGATTCCCGTGACATCCTGCTCGGTTCTGTTCAAGCGCCTGTAGAAATTCCCGCCTCATTTATTCCAGACGTTTCATGGATGGTGAGGAACTATCAAGGATCGACGCCTTACTGTGGCGCGCACGCTTCGTCACACTTTCAGGCGATTCTCGAACACGACGTTACGCCTGCCGTAAACGAGCGATACACACCGCGCTTCTCATGGATAAAGATCAAGGCCATTGACGGCTACCCGCTCGAATCAGGCACGGACATGCGCTCCATCTTCAAATCCCTCACGACTGACGGAGCGGATGACTTCGAACCGCTTGAGAACGACGTGACGCTCCCGATCGCCACCTATTCCGAGCCGTCTGCCGTCACGCCGGATATGGTGACGAACGCCGGCGGGAAGAAGATCGGCAGCTATGGTTTCGGAAATACCGATTTTGAATCAATCTGTCAGGCGATCTATCAGAACAAGGCCGTTCTTCTCCTCATCAAGTGCGACGACGGATTCTGGGGGACATCGACCCCGACCTTCACCACTCCGGAATACGGTCACTTCATCGTGGCGTACGGTTACTCCGCAGATTTCATTTACATCGTGGATTCCGCCGACCCGAACGATGCCTTCGCCTTCAAGAAGATCGCGAAGCAGTACGTCAATTCCCCAACCACTTTTATCTTCGAAGCTGGCACAGCCGTGGACGTTCCGCCGGCAGTAAAGCAGGCTCTTACGACAAATGTCCCCGTGCCCGCGAGCGTCACGCAAGCGCTTTCGACCGGCCAGCTCACGCTTGCCGAGCAGATTCTCAACGATATTGAGGCAGCCCTCACCCTGATCCAAAAAGAGGTCTAAAGGTCGAAACCAAGATCAAAAGCAATGCAAATTTCAGCATTCGAACAAGCCGCGCTCCATGTGTGCAAGGTTGCCGCATGGGTAATCGCCTCCGCCGCGATTCCTGCTCTCCTGACTCTCTATACCGGCAACGCCTATTGGCTTGCGCTCACCCCGTTCATTAACGGCATCGGCGCAGGCCTCGTGAAGTGGTCCGGCATTCAAGCTGCGGCAGCCGCGGCGAAGCAGCCCTCCGCACAGTAGAACCTCCACACCAGTAGCTCTCACGGACGGGGAATCCCAGCTAAGCCGCGCGGCTTGCTCCTACAGGATTGCTACTGGCGTGGGGAGGTCTACCCACAAACATCTGACTAACCACAATGTCAGCAACAATAAGTCTCAATCCACAAGGTAAAGAGCATCAACAGGCCAAAAGTCATGTCTACTATGAGCGTAACAAAGAAAGGATATTAGCTAGGATTAAAAAATATAAGAAGAAACATCCTGAAGTCGCGCGTCGGCATAGTAAACGATGGTATAGGCAAAACGTCATTCAGGCGCGCTTTTATGACAGCCGGGTTAAGGCAAAGAAGCACGGCGCTACCGGCACTCATACATTTCAGCAATGGCTAGATCTTAAAGCTAAATATCTATTCTGCTGCTTGGCCTGCGACATGAAAGAGCCCTTCACCGATCAAAAAGTCAAACACCTCACCGAAGACCATATTGTTCCCCTGTCACGGGGTGGCTCGCACAACATAGATAACATTCAACCGCTATGTTTTCGCTGCAACAACGAAAAGCGCACGAAGAGTATCGATTATAGAAATCCATAAAAGACCGAACTCCCCGCGATGGAGAGGTGTTGCTTTCGACCCAATACCAATCCATCGCGGGGCGCTTGGAAAGGATCCTCCTCGACAGGACTCCCCGTGCTAACCAGCACCAGACGCCCCTATCCCAGCTCATTTACAACAAGGAGAATTCATGGAACAGCTCATTGCACATGTGGGAGCCAGTAAGCTCTCGCGCGATCAACTCGTCACCATCCTTCCGCCGGAAGCGACGGACACCTTCAAACCCATCGCCCATTCGGATCTCATCGGGAACGTTCTTGAGGCGCTCTCATACCGGCACATCAACGTGGTCAAGGATGAGTACGCGGTCTCCGAAGACGGCATGAAGCTCTTCGGGGTCCTCGATCTCGAATCGTCCTTCGAAGGCTGCAGGTTCTCGCTCGGGCTACGCAACGCGAACGACAAGTCCATGCGGCTTGCGCTCACGATCGGCTACCGGGTATTCGTGTGCGACAACATGGCGTTCCACGGGGACTTCACTCCGGTACTCGCCAAGCACTCAAAACACTTCAACCTGCAAGACGCGCTTGCGATCGGCATCGACCGGATGCAGCGCAATTTCGAGCCGATGCGGAAGCAGGTGGAGAGCTGGCGAAACTTCCAACTCACCGATGCCGCTGCAAAGCTCGTCATCTACCGCGCTTTCATCGAGGACGATCTTGAAGCGCCGAAATACCTCTCCCGTGAGGTCCATCGGCTCTACTTCGATCCGCAGTACCCGGAGTTTCAGCCCCGCACGCTCTGGAGCCTCTCGAACGCGTTCACGTCGGCGTTCAAGGAGCTCGACCCCGTTCCCCAATTCAAGGCGACCGCCAAGCTCGGCGGTTTCCTCGCTTCGATGAACTGAGGCGCGCCATGATCCCAGACGCCGACTTTCACACGCTGAAATCGCTCTCCCGCGCAGTACGGGGAGGGACACTGGACGCGCTCCGGCTCGCCGAACGCGCCTATGCGATGGGATCGACCGCGTGTCATCTCGCCATGAGATGTGCCATGCCCGATCCCGAAACCCTAAATCTGTCTGCGCTTGAACGGATCGCCTTCACAAAGGCGTTGGAGCGCACCGGCAACGTCGTCGCTGCAGCCCGTCTCTTGGGTATCAGCAGGACGAATGCCTACCGCAAAGCGAAGCAGTACGGCGTCGTGACTCACAAAGTCACCTGCCCGAATTGCCAGACTCCGATCCCAGCGAGCGCGCCATGCCCCGATCAACTGTTGGCCTGACGCGCCATCACCGGAAACCCCGCTCGCTCGGGGGTACGGCCGAGAAGAACAACATCTCGCGCCTGCCTCCGAAAAAGCATTCTGCTTGGCACACGCTCTTCCCCGGCAACTGGCCGCCGGAGCGTATTGCCGACGAGATCAACCGCATCTACCTCGATCCCGATTATGAGCTCGTCGTGGTCCGAAAGGAGGAAGCATGGTCATCGAAGGAATCACCTTCTGCGATTTTTGCGGAGACGCGGCGTTCCCCGATGACACAACGACCGTGAAGATCGAAGTCAGGGGAACTCTCCATCAGTTCCATTTCCACAACAGGAATGCACGGGATTGCCTCGCGCAGAACCTCGTGGCTCTCAAGCAGCAATTTGCCGCCTCAACGCAATGAGGCGGTTTTTTTTGGCAACCATCTCAAAGACAGGTTGCATCAATATTTTCGGCAGTTGGAGGGATCGCCGATGTTCTCTGCCGTGGAAAACCAGAGCATCCCATTCGCCCATTCCGTCATCCGCACCGACGGACGAATATTGATCTTGTCAACATGTCCCCGATGCGAAAAGGGTCGCCTCGTCTCGCTCTGTGACGGTTCTCTCAAGGAGTGGGAAACCACTCATCATTGCCTTGAGAGATCGCCGACCCCCGCAACTTCGCTTCAACAGGCATGCACACCGTAGGCTTGCAATCCATTGCGCGCGTGCCATGCTTAGTCTTGTCCCCAAACCAAATCCGCGCCCTTGAATGAGGCGTGAGCGCAAATCAGCGCGGGCCGTGAGTGAAAGTACCGGCCAGTCCCATGAAAACCCCATGCATTTCAGTCCTCTTTGCCCTATTTTTACCCTTTTTAGCTCCAGCCGCTCGATATAGCATCGTTCCCGCCGCACACGCCCAAAACCCAATACAGGTCAGTTTCGCGTCAGAAACAGCCATCCTTGAGGCAGGGCGGGCACTTTCCCTCGAATATGGCTCCCGACCTCCCTACAGCGGCCCCGCATTCGCCAAAAATGAGCCTCTCAGCCCCGATGAAGCACAAGCGGTTATTCCATACCTGGGAGCCTGCGAAAGCCGCTGGACTGTCATAAAAGAGGTCGATTCGAACGGCTTCTACAGCTACGGACCGCTTCAGATCCAGTCCTCGACCGCGGCGCTCTTCAATTCGCTCGACCACACGTCCTACAATCCCATGATTCCATTTCAGGCGATCGATCTCACCGAGATCGCGCTCGAACACGGGTATCTCTCCCGTTGGACGTGCGCGAAAATCATCGGGGCGATCGCACAGTAATATTCCGCCCCACAAGTCCGTAATACCTAAAGCGACGAATATGGGGCGTCGCGAGGTCGAATATGTCGAACCTTATTATGACCTTGATTCAAAACAAAGCCGCCGAAAGTGCTTTGTGCCGCCTTAGGAAACGGGCGGCTTTTGTGCGCTTAGCTGGTCCTCACCCGGGACCTTTTTGGCACCCAATAGAACTCCGCTTCCCATTCCGAAGCAAAAACCTGCGGCGACAAGCTGGACTATGTCCGCCCCATGCACCGCGCTGAGGCGCGGCCTGCTCAGGACATTCAGAATCGCAAAAATCCCGAACAGGATTAGGAACACGAATAAAAATATCCTTCGTTTTCGCATCTGTCCCCCCCTGAAAAGTTATCCCCAGCATACGCCTTGCGTGATCCTGCAGGTTTGCTTCAATGATGATGTTCCCGAAAGGGAGCGACCGGCCCGACACCCAAAAACCTTTTGACGGTGTCGTTGACAAAGAGCAATCCTGTCTGCGGCCCGGTCAAAGGGTTTTTTCTTTCCGCATCCTATGCGGCATCGCTGGAAGGGAAACTGAAACGGGCGATGTAAAAGAGTGGCGCGGCTTCTACGACTTCCCCGCGCGCCGGAGTAGTTCTTTGATTGATGGAATAGCGCCAGTACAGCGACCTTTTCCGGTTTAATCCGAAAGGTGATTGACCGTTGGCCGGGTGACCAAAAACGGCGACAACGAGCTGGTAGGATGCAAGCCCTACGTCAACAAAAATCGCCGATGGATAGGCCTGAATCGATCGCTCAAGCACCCCATCAATTCCATCACTCAACGAATTACTTTTACGCCGTTTCATCGCAAACGCCTATACCGAACAAATAGGAACGAGCGACTTCGCCGACCGATCAAAAAAAGACCGGCGGGGAAGTCGCTTATCTACCCGAACAAAAAGGGTTTAAGAGGGGAAGGGAAATTCAATTCGACAAATAAGAATTAGACATCGAATTGAATTGATCCAGTGATGTGCATTTGTTGCCGCCCGATTCACAAGCAGTCACTTCATTTCTTGGCGCCGTTGTAAATGTCGGATCTGTGATGTGATCCTCCGAGAAATCCGCAAGTTTCAGATTCTCGTAAATATTCCATACCGACATATCGTTCACCCACCAGTGCTGTTGTGGGGAATCCGGCATATTGAAGTGAAATTCGACCTCGATCATGCAGGTATTAAACCGTTTGTCGTAGTGGTTTGTGAATTCCAAGTAGATGGTGTTTTTATCGCGCTGCCAATTCTCGTTAAACCACAATCTCGCGTCTTTTGAACATTTCGCTTGAAGATCGTAGTCGCGGACAGTCTGGTCCTTCTGAATCTGGCTCTTTAAATCCTGATTGTCTTTCTCTAAGCGATCGAGGCGCTGATTTATGTCGCAGCCCAAAGTAGAGAAGATCAGGGCAGACGCGAGAATCAGTCCGAACGTTTTCATGCGGTATCCAATTTAGCGGAATATCCGCTAATTCTCCCGGAAGGGTCCATCAAACCTTGTTCGAAAACCCCGCGTTTTCCACAGGCAGATCATGCTTGCGAAGTGCCTCGCGATGTGATAATCTCGCGCCAAGGGCGCGGCTTGTCGCCTATCGGGAGGCTTTGTGGATACGCTGAATCATTTCTTCGATCTCGCCGAATTCTTCATCGAGCGATCTTGTGGTCTCGTTATTCTCATTATCGGTGCGTACGCTTTGATCATGATTCACTTTCGCGCGCTTGCCACGTCGCCCTTACCGCCTCCTCCAGCGCATCCTGACGCGCCTTCACCCACGGGGCATAATGCTTCTCCGTCGTCTTTACCGACGTATGCCCTAGCAGTTTGGAAACGGCGTCGAGCGGCACGCCCTTCGAAAGAAGACCCACCGAGAACGTGTCCCTCAGCCGATGGGAATGACCGTCCGTCACGCCGGCCATGCCGTAAACGAGTTTGAGGCGCTGCTGCCACTCCGTGATACAGGACTTTGGCTTTCCGATCATGCCGTAGAAGTAGTACTCGTTCCCTTCGTCGCACGCCTTCAATGCCTTTACGACCATCGGCGGGACCGGCACCCAGACGTTCTCTTTCGTCTTTTGCTGGCGCAAGAAGACCCTATTTCCGGTGAGCTGCGACCGCTGGAACATGCAGGCGTCCGAAATGCGAAGCCCCGAATAGCGCATGAGGAGGATAAGCGCGAAGAGTTTTTTCGGCGTTCCCTGCGGGATCTTCGGGTGCGCTTCCCGGATCGATTCCGCGGCCCACAGGATCTTTTCCATTTCCTCATCGGTGAAGGGAAGCGTTGGATCGTATTTCGCGGGCGCCGTCTTCACCGCCTTCCCCGGATTCCGATCGAGCCACTCCGAGTCCACGCAAAACTGAAAGAACTTCCGGACCATCTCAAGGCGCTTCTGATTCGTGATCGGAGCTAATTTCCACCCTTCCCGCAGGCGCCGGACATCGTCCACTTTGACCGATCGGACCGGCCGGTTTCCGAATCCCGCTGTCAATTCGTCGGCGACGTTCCGGTATTTCCGCATCATCGCGTCGCTCAATTTCATCGATCGCCGGTCGTCAAGGAACCGATCCACACAATCCGAGACGAGCATCACCTGCCCGTGGAGCTCCAATTCCCGGACCCGTTTGATCGCCGCCTCCCAATTCGTGAGGTCAAGCGAGCGCCGAACGGTCTTGCCATTCAGGACGCCTTGGATCCAAATAGGACACGAACAGCCCTTGTACCGCCGAGAGCGGTGCTTGCAGCCTGAACGATGTCTGCGATATGGGGTGAGCAT